TTTCTGAGTATAATTTTCACCTTTCGAGAAATTATCTTGTAACTGCTGTAAGGTGACAGACTTGACTTCTCCATTGGACTTTACTTCAAAAAGTTGTTCCTCCGGTTCTTCCTCATCTTCCTCGTACTCTTCTTCTTCTTGCACATCCTCTTCTGAGTCTGGCTCTTCTTCAGACTCTGCACGCTCTTGGTTATCTTCGTTCTCCGGTTCCTCACCGGACTCAAAGGCCAATTCGTTGCCCCACATTTTTGCTGCTTCCTCAAGGTCAGTTCCCGTATGGGAGGTGTTGCCCGTGATTTCTTCAGCCATATTGTTTTCTTTCTGCAACTCTTTTAAGGGGTCTGTTCAGGACTAGCTGATTACCCAAAAGTTACTATTAAGTTTTAGCGAGTTTCCCGCTGTCAATCATGGAGTTTATTTCAAGGGATAAACCTCGTAAAGCATGGAGCGATAAATACGCTTGCTCACGCTTTTCAATGTCATCCAAAGCGGAAAACATCCATGTGTTAATGTAAATATCTTCCAGTTTTTCAAATGCTTCCTGAATAACTGGGTTAGCCAATGTTGCTTGTGCTTCTGCACCTTTAATGATCTTGTCTTCAGTACTTAATGCTGCGGATTTCTTTTTTCCCATTAGTTAGGTATCGGCTCCATTGGGGGTCCCATCTGCTGCGGATTCATGTCTACCGGAGGCATCGGAGGTGCGCCCATCTGTTGTTGTTGTAATGCTTGTTGTTCTTGCAATGTTTGCTGTCTTGCACGTTCCCTGTCTGCGTCCAAGATGCCCCGGATTTCTGTCTGGTCAATCGTTGTCTGGTACTTGTTCTCCAATTCATCCTTCTTCATAGCAAGTTCTGCATCCAATTTGTCCCTGTTGAGATCGTCTTGACGGATCATCTTCTCCTGCTCCAAGGCAAACTTCTGCTTGTCCAGGTCAATATCTGCACGTACCTTGTCTGCTTGTGCTTGTGCAAATACCTCATCCGGAGTAGGTTCAGGTGGTTTTGGTTCAGGTGGTTTGTAGTTCTTCGGGTCACTCCAAAACGCTTGCGTGTCTTTGTAGCCAGAAAGTTCGGTCATCTTAATCAAGGTTGCATGGTACTGCTGCATATTAACCAAGGGGTTGTCCGTCCCTTGTTTTTCTAAAATTGCCTCCTGCTTTGATGCTAAACCTGAGAGCATCTGCATCCTCTCCTCGGTCGTACCTAATCCAAGGGCTACGTTCACGCTGACATCCATGTTTGCGTCCCATACTCTAGGGTCAATCGGTGTCCAGGTGTTGCGTAGACGGACCATCCTGGTCTTGTCTTGATGAGTATGGAGGAGTTTTAATATCTTCTTAAATAATGGCTTCATTCCGGTTTCCGCAAAGACCCTGCAGAGGAGTTCTATCTGTGCTTGTGATGCGGAAACAGTGGCAGAAACGGCTGCTTTCGTCGATGATTGCAATGCATCCGGATTTAATCCCATACTTGCCTTGCTCATTCCGGTACGGTCTTCTTTTATCTGATCGAGATAATCGAGCATCGGAAATGCTTCTTTTCCAGAAAAGGACTTGTTCAACTCACCCATCATTCCGGGCGCTCTTAAACGGACAATTTTTCCCACTTTATTGGACGTTACATCATCTAAAGAGGCTTGCCCTTCGACAATCCAGGTGTCCGGATGAATCGATTTTGACAACGAATCCAGCATATTCCGTAGGACGGAACTTTTTATCAGTTGTACATCCATCGTTAAATCTGCCACGCTTTGTCCACGCCACAAATGCGGTTCCGGATATCCATTAAAGATGACAAATGGTAGATCATTCACCGGAGAATGGTGCAGCAACTGGTGATGATTACCGGCGCAACAGAATCTGCGAAGTTCTGCAATGCCGTCACCGTCAAAGTCAATCCGGGCAAATGCCTCTATATATAAGACCTTTTTGTTGGCCTCACCTGCGTTTTCTGAGTCGGTGTAGTTACCTAAAGGATGCCGTGCTAAAAATTCCGTGTTTGTGCCAAATTCATCCTCTGAAGATGCTAAATCCAGCATCTCGTCATAATCGTAACCCATGCTTGTCAGTTCACTGACTGTGAGGTAACGTCTGTGTGCTACAATGGCGTTATCCTCAACGGACTTGGCTCTGCGGTCAATTAACAGTTCTTCCGGAGGTAGTGCCTCCAAAGTGACAGAACCATCGACTGTGAGACGGCGGATTACAACATCATGCAACTGCGGTGCTTTTTGCATTTGCTGTTGTGGAGGTTGTTCTCCGCCGGGAGAGACCTGTTGACCCTCTGCTCCGGGTGGTATTTGCTGTTGTTGTTCAGGTGGAGGTGGTGGTGCTACATAGTCCGGATCTGGATATGACTCAATTGATGAACCTTCTATATCCGGATCGCTCAGTAATGCCTCCAATGCCTGGTCATCAAGGCCGGAGTATTCCTCATGCTCAACCTCTTCTCGCCTTTCCCAATCAACCTTTATCACCCCAACACGCCGGACTAATGCGTCCTTAAATGCAGAGTAGAAGATCGAAAAAGCTGGGTTGTCCTGTCCCAAGACCACCTGATTAACGTAATCAGAAGCCTGTTCTGCAGGCTGAACGTCCTCCGGTTGCCTTGGCATAAACTCGACAACACGCTCAGCACCAAAGAAGGTCCGCATAATCTGCGGTAACATCAAAGAAACAGTGTCCCTGACATCATAAGATACAACCTGACTGCGTCCGTCCTCCTCATTACCGAAGGGGCGACCCATATAGTAATCGCTGGCCTGTACACGGTCCGGTGATTCGGTCAAGTCAATGTGATCCTGTGCTTCTTCAATCAAACCTGCAATCAAACCTTCAAGTTCAATCTCATCCATGGCTTCATTACCTGCCATGCGGATCTGTTCACCTTCCAGTTCTGCCGTTGCTTGTGAGATTTCTGAGTCCGTCTGCATCTAGTTTTAGATAATACGTTATACTAAATACCCC